TAAACACATTAGAATTAGATAAGGTTATAAGTGATAGAAATGAAGATCAAGAGGCTAAACAACAAACCGCTAATGATTTAACAAAGGCAAATAGGGAACTAAATATATCTAATACTGAAAATGATTTTAATATATTACAAGATTTAGAATTAAGGAAGTTTGATTTAACAAATGAAAGTGAAGAAGATAGATATAATTTTATACAGACACAAGGTAAAAAGAAATTAGAATTATTAGAAACTTTATATGGTAAAGAGAGTGATGAATATAACGAACAATCGATGGTTATGTTGGAGCAAGAAAAAACATACTTACAATCAAAACAAGATACACAAGATGAAGCCGATAGAATTAAATTAGAAAAAGCCACACAAGCCGAACAAGACCAATTAGATTTAATCAACAAGTTTGAGGGTGCTACAAAAGAACAGCAATGGAGCGATATACTTTATGAATTAGAGGCTCTTGATAAATTACACGAAGATAAGTTGATAAGTGAAGAAGCATATTTAATAGAATTAGCAAGATTAAATGAGCAATATGCTGCGGTAGGTGTTGAAGTGGCGGATGCTACGAAAGTGGCAACAGACGAACAAACAACTACATTTAATGAAGCACAATTAGAAAAAGTAGCAAAGGCACAAACAGCATTTAGTGCGTTAAGAGGTATAGTTAGTGCTTGGACTGCTTTTCAAGACCAAGAAATGAATAAAGAATTATCAAACGCTGGTGATAATGAAAAGAAAAAGGAGGAGATAAGAAAAGAATATGGTAAAAAGAAAAAGAGGGCGGCAATTATCGCTGCCAATATAGATGTAGCATCAGCAGTATTACAGGCACTATCAAGTATGCCACCTCCAGCATCTTATGTGTTCGCAGCAATAGCAGGTGTAATGGGAGCAATACAAATAGACGCCATATACCAACAAAAATTCGCAAAGGGTGGTATGTTAAGTGGTCCATCACACGCACAAGGAGGTATATTGACTGACTATGGTGAGTTAGAAGGTGGCGAAGCAGTTATAAACGCAGCGAGTATGAAAAACCCAAGTTTAAGAAACATAGCGAGTGCGGCAAATGTAGCAGGTGGGGGAACCAATTTTGGTAGTGGTGATGGTAGTATAACTTTATCACCTGAAAGTATATCACAAATTGTTAATGGTTATAATAATAAGAAAGTATATGTGAGTGAAACAGATATAACTGAAACACAAGACAGAGTAGCAGTTATAGAGGAAGGTTCAGTTTTATAATGTAAAACTAACAATTTTATATATATACTAAACAATACGAAGTATGAAAAAACCAGAAGCAGACATAAATGAAATTGAACTTATAATTGAAGATGAAGAAACTGATTTTTTATCAGCGATGGGTTTTGTATCACAGCCAGCCATAGAAACATCTATGGTTTATTTTAATAAAGACAAATATAATTATGTGTTCGGTAAAGAAACAGAGGAAGGTGTAATCGTATCACCAGCACTCATACCAGAAAAACGAATATATAGATATGATGAATATACTAACGAGGAATACTATGTATATTTTTCAACTGAAACCGTTAAGAAACTATCACAAAACTTCTTAATAAGTGGAAACCATATAAACGCAACAGAGGAACATAACAATCCTATCAAGGGGGTTCATCTTATATATAGTTGGATTGTTGAAAATCAACAAGATCAAGCAATAACTAAATATGGGTTTAAGGTGCCTGATGGGACTTGGATGGTTAGTTATAAAATTAACAATGAGGACATTAAAAAGAAAATCAAAGATGGTGAGATAACTGGAGTAAGTATAGAAGCGTGGTTGAGCCAGAAATACGACCAGAGATCACAAAAGGATGATGATAAATATAAGGATCAAGTAGAAAAGATTATGAAAATCATTAAAAATATGTAAAAGACATATTTTTATATATATAACTACAATATAAAAAAATAACAAACAGAATGAGCGATTATAAATCAGTATTAGAAAAAATTAAGGTCATTTTAGGTATGGAAACCATAGTAGAAGATGAAGTTGTTTTAGAGGAAACATTTGAAACACCTGAAACAGCGGAAGTTGTATTGGCTGGTTCAACTTTAGAGGATGGAACTATTGTATATCACGATGGAACATTAGCAGTTGATATAGCAGTTTTTACAGATGAAGCAATGGAAATTCCAGTTGAGGATGGCACTTTTGTTTTAGAAAATGGTGATACTTTCATTACTGCTGGTGGTGTTATAACAGAATACACCCCGATAGTAGTAGAGGATGAACCAGTAGTAGAGGATGAAACGCCTTTAGCAGAAGATTTTGAGAAAAAGTATAACGACTTAAAAGTTGTTGTAGATGAATTAAAATCTAAACTTGAAAACTTTTCAGCGAAAGAAATTGAATTGAAAAGTGAAATTGATAAACTTTCAATTCAACCAGAAGTAGAGAGTATATCACAGGAACCACAAGATAAAAGAGAATTAAGCGACATAGAAAAGCGTATGAATACTCTTGAAGCGATAAGAAAAATGAGTTCTTAAAAAAATAATAATAAAAAAATGAGTAAAAAATATGACTTCGCTTGGTCACAATCTTTAACAGATTACACCAACGAGAATACAGGCTTAGTTGCCACAGCGTTATATTCAGCACCTACTATTGGTTCAGGTATAGAAATACTTGTAGGCCAAAAAGGAGATGTGAAACTTAACACCTTAGATCATAACTTATATTTACAATCTGCCGCTTGCGGTTGGACTGTATCAGGTGATACTAAACTGGAACAGGTTAGTGTATCAGTATGTAGTAATGATTATAAAGAAGCCCTTTGTCCAAAAACACTTGAACCAAAATGGTATGGTCAGTTGATGGCAAAAGGATCAAATCCAGAAACATTCCCGTTCGCACAATATATCGTGGAGAATAAAATGGGAGCACTTGAAGCGGAAGTTGATAAGATGTTCTGGCAAGCAGACGAAACATTTGGTTCAGGAAACTTAGCACTTTGTGATGGTATAGGAGCATTTTTATCAGGAGCAACTGGTGATGTTTATGTAGTAACTGCTTCAGGTAGTTCAACAGCATCAACAATTAATACTAAAATACTTGCAATGATTGATAGTGTGGATGAGAGAGCATATACAGCAGGAGATTTAACACTTTATATGAGTGTAGCGAATTTTAAATTATATATTCAATACTTAATTAGTGCTAATCTTTATAATTATGCGCAGAATGAAAAAGGTAAAACTCTGGAAACAACTATACCTGGACACGACATTCGTGTAATGGGAGTAGGTGGTTTAAGAGGAACTAATTTTATGTATCTAACACCAGCCAGTAATATGGTATTCGTCACAGATAGTTTAAGCGATGGTGATTTAGATATGTGGTATTCCAAAGATAATGTTGAAGTAAGATTACTTGGATCATTTAAATTTGGTGTAGGGGTTTATTTTAATGAACTTATGGTTCATAATAACCCAAATCTACAATAAAAAAGGGAGACCTTCAAAAAATAAATAAAATAAAATGGGTTGTTTAACAATAGCAGGATATACCAAAGGATGTGATGCAAATCACGGGGGTATAAAGCAAATAGCAATTTATGAGAAGGCGGCTTTTGATTGGTCCGGTGCCACTATATCAGGTGGTATTATATCAGCAGTCACTATGTATGATGGTTATACAGGTGCTACTTTTGATTTCTTAAAGGATAATAGTAATTGGACAGAAGCAATTGTAGGTGATGGTATATTAACCACAGTGCATTGGACGCCAATTATAACTTTGATGTTTAGAAAAATGAGTGTGGCTTTGAGAAATGAAATAGTAGAACTTGCAAAAGGTGATGTTGTAGCATTTTTAGAAGATTATAATGATTTGACTTGGGTAATAGGAACAGATAGAGGACTTCAACTTGTCGCATCGGCAGGTGGAGCATCTGGAAGCAAACTTGAAGACCTTAATGGTGAAACATTAGTTTTACAAGGAGCCGAAACATATAAAGCGTATAACATAGCAGACATTTCAGCACAGGCTTGGTATCAAGCGGGTATTAACCCAGCAGGAACTTGGGTATAATATATATTCTTATAGATTAAATTGATTAGAGGGTAGTTTTTAATAGAAACTGCCCTTTTTTTATGGTAAAAATTATAGTTTTTTATATATATGAGTAGAAAAAACAATTAAAGATATGAGCCTTCGCATACCATATAACCAAATAACCCCAGCATATTTTAATTTAACTCTGGGTGAAAGACTATCAACGATAGGATTGAGTGGTGATTATACTATATATTTTACATATGAACAAACTGATTTTGTTTATTAGCACAGGTTTTACAGATGAGAGTTTATACCCTGCGACATTTAATACTTTTTATATTAACTACAAATTTAACAGGGGCCACAGATGTTCAACAAGTAAAGTTCGCATATCAAGGTTGGTATAAATATGAAGTATATGAATTAACAGATACTACTAAAACAAATAGATTAGAATTAGGTAAGTGTTATGTGTATGATGATGAAGATGTTGCTGGTAATGTTCCAGATGAAACAGAAACATATACCAATACAAAAGATAAGTATGTATATCAAAGATAAAAATAAATATTTAAAATGAAATTAAACCAAAGTGAAAGTAATGATGAAAGATTTTTATTCAGCGCTTTAAGCCACCAAGAGAATAGTGTATTGCCAGAATTTAGGGAACAAGTGAATAGAGATTGGGTGCCTTATGGGGACAATAACCTTTTTCCAGATGAATTAGTAAATCTTTTCAACAAATCAGGAATTCATAACGCAATTATAGAAAGTAAGGTTCGTATGATTGTAGGTGATGGTATAGTTCAAGATGTAGAAAATGACGATGAGTATAGTGATAAAACACAATCATTTATAGATTTATGTAATCCATATGAAAGTTTAACTGATGTATATATGAAATGTGCTATGGACTATGAAATATATGGTTTATCATATCTGGAAGTTATATGGGGAAAAGGTAGAAAGAAAATAGCAGAGATATACCACTTGGATGCATCAAAAGTTAGATGGGGTAAAATGGAAAAGAATAGAGTAAAAACATATGATTATTCAAGAGATTGGAGCAATTATAGAAAAGAAAACTATAAACCAATTGAAATACCTATCTTTGACCAGAAGGCAAGTTCAGCAAGACAAATTATACCAATTGTAAGATACTCACCTGCACTTGATTATTACTGCTTACCTGATTATGTAGGTGGATTAAAATGGATACAAATAGATACTGAAATAGCCAACTTTCATTTTAATAACTTAAAAAATGGTATGTCGCCATCAGTATTCTTTGGTTTCCCAGTTGGTGCCACTTCTAATGAGGAACGAGAAGCAATAGAAAGAAAAATCAAGGATAAATACACAGGAACAAACCAAGCAGGTAAGTTTTTATTAGCGTTTTATGATGCTGAAGGTGATAAAAAACCAGAAGTGACTATATTAGAACAAACAAACGCTGATAAACAATACGATTTATTGAATAAAACAACTTTACAACAGATTTTAGTGGCACATAAAGTCACGAACGAGAATTTAGTGGGTATAGCGACACCAGGTAAGTTGGGTTCTGGAAATGAACTACTTACTAACTATGAAGTATATTATAATACGGTTATTAAACCTGAACAAAAGTATATTTTAGATGTTTTTAAGAAAGTTATGTTGATAAATGGGTTTAATGACATAAAAATACTTGAAAATCAACCATTAGAAGTTGATTTTAGCGAGAATATATTAAAAGAAATACTTTCGAGAGATGAAATGAGGGAGATTGTAGGTTATGAAGCAGAAAATGTTGAAAACATAGTAGATGAGGACGATATAATTGAAGATGAATTCGGTATATCAGTAGAAAAACAACATTTTGAGTATGATTTTGCTGGTATTAGGAGTATAGATAGGAGCAACGCTACGAGAAACGTTCCAAAAGGAGTTTTAACTGATAAATATATGTGGAGAATAAGGAGTAGTAATGATGAAGCGTGCCCCGCGTGTTTAAAATGGAACGGACAAGTAAAATCATTAGACCAATGGATGCGGTCAGCCATACCAGGTATAAAAACTGGATTAAATTTAGGAATAGCCACTACTAATTTCGCAACAAGTCCATATGGGACTTATTGTGAAGATGAATGTAGATGTAGATTAGTTAAAGTAAAATAATAAAAATAAATAAATAAAAAATGGGAACTCGAGTATATTTTATGAGTGTAAATGAATTAAAGGAGTATTCAACTATCGATTATTCAGTAGAGGATAAACTTTTAGAAAATAGTATATATGACGCACAGAAAATCGATATACAGGCAATTATAGGGACACGACTATATAAGGCATTAGAAACTAAAATCATTAACAATACTTTAAGTGGTGAAACAAGTTATAAAACACTTATGGATGATTATATTTTTGATGTTTTACTAAAATCTTCACAAAGTAGAGCATTAATTTTCATATATGCCAAGATTAGGAACAAAGGAGTTATGGAACAGAATAGCGATAATAGTAATCCTGTTGAAATAACTGTATTAAATAAAATGAGGGATGAAATACAAAATGATTTTGAGTATTTTAGTAATAAACTAAAAGATTATTTATGTGAGTATAAGGATACTTTATTCCCAGAGTATAAAGATTATAACCCTGATAGTTTGAATTATTATGATACTCCAGATAAAACAGATAGTTATTTTACTGGGATATATCTTGGAGATGTTCCAGAAAGAGATTGGAGGAACGAAGCGTGATTTTAATAATTTTCATATTAATAGTATATGGTTTAGCAAATACAATTGTAAATGAAAGTGTTTTTAGAAAACCAGTAGAATGGTTGAAAAAACGACACTCTTTTATAAATGACCTTTTAAGTTGCACTACTTGCATATCTTTTTATATAGGAGTAGGTGTGTTTTTAATGGCTCCTGTAATACTAACAGGAATTATATGGATAGATATGTTATTAGCAGGTTTAATCGCATCAGGTGCAATAAATATAATAGAGCACTTAAAAATAAAATTAGGAATGTAATGGAAAAAACATATTATCAAGTTTTAGAAAAGATGAAAACAATTTCATTATCAGGTATGAGTGAATGTTTTATTGGAGATGTTTGGGAGGTTGAAGCAGTCGCAAGAAAATATCCTTTGATGGTTATAGATCCACACTTAAAAAACCACACATATCAAAATGGTTTATTTAAATTGAAAGCAGATGTATATATGGTTGATTTAGTATATGATGATGAGAGCAATGAACTTGAAGTGTTGAGTGATATGACAGGTTATATGATACAATATATAAATTATTTAAGTGATAATTTAAATACTTATGGTTTTTATGTTAGAAAAGATGTAGGTGATATAATTAATTTACAGACATTTACAGAAGTTTGGGACGATAGTGTAAGTGGAGTGAAGGCTGAAATAACAATTGCTATTCCAGATGATGGTAATTTATGTAAAGTAATATTTAAATAATGGATAGATTAGAAATGACACAGATTGTAAAAGTATTAAATCATTATGGAGATGATATTGTTGAATTGATGAAACAGAAATTACAACAGGATAGGAAAGTAGCAACAGGCGAACTCATAAATACTATGGATAGTTATGTTGAGGAGGAAGATGGAAAAGCGTTCTTATATGTTGATGTAGCAAGTTATGGTAGATATGTAGATGAAGGTAGAAAACCCAATAGTAAATGGCCACCAGTTAAAGCAATTAGAGATTGGGTAAAAATAAAAGGTATAAGACCAAGAAATAATCAAACAGAGGAACAAACTATATTTTTGATAAGGAGAGCAATTGGGATTAGAGGAATTCCAGCAGCACCATTTTTAGATATATGGGATTTACATATAAACGAATTGGAGGAGTTAATAGAGGACGCAGCAGTTGAGGATTTTTCATCTATAATACACAATTATATAGATAAGTTTAATAAAAAATAAATATTTAAAATGAGTTTAACAAAAATACAAGAACCAGATGCTATACAACCTGTAAATAATCCTGTTCCAATTGTATATTCATCATCATCATCATCATCATCAGGTTTTAGATATAAGTTAGAATTACTTAATTCAGCCGGATCAACTGAAGTTAGTTTATTCATATATCCAGATATATCAAATAGTTATTATATGGTTTATGATGCTGGTTTGATATTACAAAATTATATAAAAGCAGATGTATATTGGGATAATAATGTGATTAATTATTCTACAAATGATATGTATGAATATAATTATAAAGTTACTGAATATATTGGTGATGTTAGTGGCACAACCGCAACGATGTCACATAATAAATATGTTTTTAATGGTGTAAAACAATATGGAGATTATTGGAGCACAATTGATTATGTTTGTGGTTTAGGAAACACAGGAAAATTTTTATCTACTTGGGTTGGTGATAGATTATATAAAACAACTGATTACGCAACATTAAACACTTTTAATGGATTACAATACTATAGTGATTATTTATGTAATTGGAGTAGATTGAGAATTATTATAAACCAGTCTGGTCATATACAAAGTCCTATATATATGTTGAAAGGTACAACAAGTGATTCAATAGCATCATTACCAATTGGACCAGCAAACATAAACAACTCTACATCAATTTGGAACTCATCAGGAGTAAATGTTAGTGGAACTACACTTATAGATAGTGATACAACATCTTATGTTATAGATTTGGTATATAATGCTGCGTCACCAGGGGTTAGTTGGTCAAGATGTAGTGATACTTATACAATCACTTTGGATCATACTTGTTATAAACACGATGGGACACAATTTTTATGGTTAAGTGATTTAGGAACTTATGAAACATTTACTTTTCGTATGGCTGATATAAAAGAATTTAAGATAAAACGAGAAGAGGTTAAAAAAGCACTATATAAAATGGATGGATCAAACTTCACATATAGTCGTGGTGATAGAGGTAGAGAAACTATATATACAAAAACAACTGAAAACCACGAAGCCCAAAGTGATTGGATCAAAGATGATATGAGTAAAAATCTTATGGAATTATATAGAAGTAAAGATGTATATATTATTAAAAATGATTATATATACCCAGTTATAATTGAAACATCAAATATAGAAAGTAAGACGATTAATAATAATAGATTATTCAATCATAAAATCAATTATAGTATGGCTTATGAAAAATTAACAAATTTATAATGGACCAATATATAGAAATTCAGTTAAAAGATTTTGGTAATTTAGATTTAAGTGATAATATAAATACGCCTTTAATTTATAATATAGATGACATCACTAATTTTGGTAGTAGGAAATCAAGTTTTTCTAAAACGATAAAAATTCTTGGAACTGATAATAACAATAAAATTATGAGTGCTGTATATGAAGTGAAAAATGATTATATCACTTTTGATATGACGATTAAGCACGAATGTGTTTTATTGGTGAATAAAAATGTTATAATGAATGGGTTTATGAAACTCGCATCAATTGAAAAATTACACATAGGGGGAAACAAATATGTTATTACTTATAGTGTAAATATATATGATGAGATTAAAAACCTTTTCACAGATTTAGGAGAAAAGAAACTTAAAGATTTAGATTTTTCAAGTGGATTCACCTTTCAAGGTTCAACATATAAAGCAGGCAATCATGATTTTGATATAGCAAGTATATTTACTTATATACAAAGTGGAGAAACATATACTAATGTGTTTGATTACCCAATTGTAGATTATGGATATAATTTAGATGCTGGTTTATACCCATACCAAGGTATAGCACTATCACAATTATACCCAGCAATATATCATAGAGCAATTATTGATTTAATTTTTAGTGGTGCTGGTTGGGGTTATTCATCAAGTTATTTTGACGGAACAAATTACGATGGGATTTTTAATAAGATTGTGAATATATATAATGGTCAGCAACAATTTACAAATTTAAATTTAAGTTTATATTGGGCAGCAGGACATACTTATTTAACATCAAGTCCTTATGTTTATTTCGATAATGATACAAGTATAACTTTTAGTGGAGCAACTCGTAATACTTATGAATTAGATAATTCATATTATTATACAGGAGCAACTTATAGCGGACCAGTTGTTAGAGGTGGAGGTGAATATACAATAAAATTATATGTTGATATGATTGATGATGAAGGCGGACAATCTAATGATGGTTGCCCTGCTGGAACTGATACTAATTTTTTGATATATAAAATCAATGATAGTAGTTTAATTGGGTATTTTAGTTCAACAGATTTTACTTATGTTGGTGTTGGTGGAGAAACATATACAGGAATAGGTATTTTAACAGATATATCATTAGACGATGATGATAAATTATATGTTGAAGTTAATGGTGGAACAGTTGGAGCAGATCCATATGAAACTGGTTGTGGCTTTCAATCTGTAAATCCAACATCAAGAAGCATAGGAATTGAATTGATTAAACAAAATGAAGATGAAACATTTGTAGATTATAACGGGACAAATGTAGATTTAACGATGTTTCTGCCTGATATGACACAAGCAGATTTTTTAAGAAATCATATTAAATTGGCAAATTTATATTTATGGGTTGATAAAACAGATGAAACTGAAAAACTTTTATATATCGAACCTCGTGATGATTTTTATGATACAACGATGGGAGCAGGTATAAAAAATTGGAGTGAAAAAGTAGATTATAATAAGAATATAAAAATAACTGACTTAAATAAAGACTTGAAAAGAGAATTGATTTTCACTTATGATTTAGGTAGTGATTATTATAACGAACAATATGATAATTTTTATGGAATAACTTATGGAACAAAAGTAGTTGATACAGATAATAGTATGTTGAGTGGAAAAGATGAAACGAAAGTAGATTGGCAAAGTATGGAGTATTATTCATCAATATATACAATTAATATACCAACAAGAATAAAAGATAAAGATAAGTTTTTAGATGAAATAGCAGAGAGCAAACCTTTACTTGGCCTGATAGGAACAACTACTTATGTCGTTGGTTATAATACTGAATGGAGACTTGCTGATTTAGATGGTGATTTATTTAATGGGAATAAAATTAAATATGCTCCTCACGCAATTAGTTGGTCTGGTCGTAGATATGATTATAACTTTGAAACAAATAATGCTATAACAAGTCCAAGTGCTTATTTTACTGATAGGAACGCTTACAATACATATTGGGAGAATTATATAGATAATATAACAAATAAATCAGCGAGAAGAATAACATATTTTATTAATTTATCTTATACAGATATAATAACTTTAAGTTTTAGAGATACGATTGTTATTGATGGACAAGAATATATATTAGAAAAAATTGATTTTGATCCAACAAAAAACACTTCAACAAAGGTACAATTATTAAAAAAAAAAGTTATAGAGTAGGAAAGTTTGAATATAGTTTTATATTATCAAATGATAGTGGTGATTATATATTAAATGATAATGATGATGGTAGAATATATAGTGAATACTAAAAAGAAAAATGAATAAATGGCTGATATACAAATAAGAAATATGCCGTATGAAAATAACCCGAGTGGTGAAACTATGTTCGTAGTGGATCACATTACTTATGCTGGTGGGATCGTTCATAAGACAACATTAAATGATATAAAAGAGTATGTTAGTAATGCTACTACTTCAGGAACAGACGGAACTTCAGGCACAGACGGAACAGATGGCACTTCAGGCACAGATGGCACTTCAGGCACAGACGGAACAGATGGCACTTCAGGAACAGATGGAACATCAGGCACAGATGGAACAGATGCCGTACCAGTTCCAATAACAATTGATGGTTCTACATCAAGATCACTTATATTAACAGATGCTAATGATTATATACGAATGAGTGGTGGAACTGCTACAACTATAACTATACCAGAGAACTCTGCTGTATCTTTTGCGATTGGTGATGTTATAACACTTGAACAAACAGGAGCAGGAGCAATAACTATCGTTGGTGATGGTGGTGTTTCTATAAATGGAGAAGTGAATACAGATACACAATATAATATAATACAAATTATAAAAGTCCTTACAGATACTTGGACCGCGATAGGAGGAGTAGCATAATGGGGAACTTATTATATTTAGGAGCCGCACAACAAGTAAAGAATAATGCTAAACCAGTTATAGCATATACAGGATTTACTATGGAAATAGTACCATATCTCTTTGGTGATACAAAATTACCATTAGGGGGTACTTGTGATTTAATGATTGATTGGGGTGATGGAACAGCACAAGAACATATAGAAACTGCTGATCTACCAGCAACACATCTATATGGTACTGGTGGCACATATCATTTAGTTTTAGATGGTGATTTTGAAGAGTGGGATGGGAAAAACATTTCAAATACTGGAATTCAATTCGAAATAAAGAAAGTTTTAAGTTGGGGTCCAAATGCGAATTGTAATACATTATGTTTATATAATTGTTATGATTTAACTGAAATACCTGATGGTCCTATAACATTAAGTAATGATTTTGGTACAAACGGATTAGATAACCTTTTTTATAATAATGGGGTTACTTCATTACCAAGTGATTTATTTAGTGGTTGTACTTCAAATCTTACATCATTATATAAAACATTTTATTCATCCGATATAACTGAAATTCCAGAAGGTTTATTAGATTATTCAACATCACTTACTACTTTACAAGACACATTTTATTTATCCAATATAACTGAAATTCCAGAAGATTTATTTAAGTATAACACTTTAATAACATCTTTTATTGGTATTTTTAGAAATACAGAATTAACTGGACTACCTGTTGATTTATTTAGATATAATACTTTAATGGTACATATAGAATATGGTTTTTATGATTGTGAGTTATTAGAAACTGTACCTGAACTTTTATTTAAGTATAACACCAATGCTGATGATTTTGCTTCTACTTTACGTAATTGTAATAAACTACAATTAAACCCTTGGATATTCTATGCTTCTGGTGAAACATCAACAAGATTTTCTGGTCAAACAATAGATTTCAGATCAGCTTTTTATAGAACTTCATTTACAGGAACACAAGGCGAAGCCCCTGATTTATGGAATTGTGATTATGGTACCGTAGTTTCAATTGATTGTTTGAAAGGCGTTGGAAATAGTTTAACTTCATTAACTAATTATAATGATATACCAGCAGGTTGGTTGGATTAACCAGCATAAATAAAAATATATTTGATATGGGAAATTTAAAAATACTTAATAACTTACTAATAAAAAATGATGATGGACAACTATTTTTTGAGCCTGAACCACCAATTTTTACATTTGAAGTTGCTTCACCAGTAGGCGATGTAACCTTACCTTTACAAACTGGATATGATTATGATTTCATAGTTGATTGGGGTGATGGTTCAGCGAAAGAACAAGTTTCAGCATTTGATGATGCTAATGCTACACACACTTATGATGGAGGTACATACGATATAACTATTGATGGTCAATGCCAATCAATTTATGTTAATAATGGTGTGTTTAAAACATATATAACAGAAATAAAAAGTTGGGGAACAAATACAGATTTCCTTGTATTGAATTTTTATGGTTGTAGTAATTTAACATCATTGCCTGATGGTAGTATAACTGGCGCAGATAATATTATAAATTTCTACCAAAGTTTTAGATTAACTGGTTTATCATCAATACCATCAGGTTTATTTGATAATTGTACCTTGGTAGCAGCAGATGGGTTTAAATATACATTTACCAATTTAACAACATTAACATCAATACCATCTGGATTATTTGATAAAAATATATTAGTTTCAACAAGTGGATTTTATGGTACATTCCAAGGTTGTACCAATTTAACATCAATACCATCTGGTTTATTTGATAATAATACATTAGTTTCAACAAGTGGATTTCAGTTGGCATTTTGGATTTGTTCATCATTAACATCAATACCTTCTGATTTATTTAAATATAATACTGCGTTGTCATCTTATGGATGTTATAGAACATTTAAAGCATGTTCATCATTACAATCAATACCTGCTGATTTATTTAGATATAATACAGCATTGTCAGATAATGGATTTAATGGTACATTTGATAGTTGTTCATTATTAGAAGAATTACCTACTTATTTATTTAGATATAATATGAGTGTTGTTTCCTTTGAAAATTGTTTCAAAAATTGTGTTAAACTACAATTAAACCCTTGGATTTTTTGTGCTTCTGGTGAAACACAAACAAGATTTTCTTCTACTTCTTCACTTGTGTTATATCAAGTGTTTTATAGAACATCATTTACAGGAACACAAGGAGAAGCACCTGACCTTTGGAATTATGATTATAGTGGGTCACCAAATATATTTAATTGCTTCGGTGGTGCTGGAAATAGTTTAACATCATTAAGTAATTACGCAGATATACCAAGCGCTTGGGGAGGTCCAGCATAAAAAAATATTTAAAATTATGAGTTATAAAATAAATAGATTAGAGAATTGTAAAAAGAGAAAGAAAAAAGAATATAAAAAACACGGACATAATGAACCTGGTACAGGGAAAGATGAAGTGTTCTTTTCAATAACCATAACAGATGATTTAGGAACATATCCGTTTGCCTTATGGTTGAAAGATGATGAATATACAGATTATATGAAACGCCCTGATCATATTAACAAAATTATACAATCATATCTACCTTATGCCAGAACCTTAAAAATAGCACAAGATGAATATGAAGCACAAAATAATGAAATATAATTATGGGAGCGGCCGAATGGATCACATTAGTAGGACTTATAATGTTTTGGGTTATAGCAGCAATTGGCTTATGGACAAGGTTTAAAGTCCAATTAACAAGAATAGATATCCAAATAAAAGTTTTAGAAAATAAAATAAATGACCATATAAAATGGGGAGATAATAAACAAATGAAAAACGAAACTAAATTTGACAATATAACAAAA